ATGAAGAAACTGATCATCATTCTGCTGCTGGGCGCCGCCTTCTGGCAGTTTTACCTGAGCAAGCCCGGCAGCCCGGTGATCAGCAACATCGCCAGCGATGGCTCGGTGATGGACAACCCGGTGGTCACCCAGCCCGGCTCGTCCACCTTCTCGCTGGACAGCCTGCGCCCCTCACCCTCGATCAGCCAACCTGCCGCTCAGGTCGCCAGCAATCAGTATCGCTGCGACGGTCGGGTCCACTGCTCGCAGATGACCTCCTGCGCCGAGGCCACCTTCTTTCTGCGCAACTGCCCCGGCACCAAGATGGACGGCGACAACGATGGTGTGCCCTGTGAAGGGCAATGGTGCGGACGTTAGGGCAGGGTGATCGACAAGCTGCTTAGCGCGACCTGGGCGACAAGCATCCAGACAACCGCGCTGATGATGCCCAGTACGCTGTAGCCGACGACGATACCAATCGCGATCTGCTTCCACAGGCCGGCGTAGCGGTTGGGTTCGTTTCGGTAATGCGTCGGCATATCACGCTCCGCCCGCAGATCGTCGAAGTCGTCTCTCGCTCTCAAGGTGTTCTCCTGGTTCATGGGCCAGCGCGCGGCGGCGCTGCAGCCTGCTGGAGGCGGATTTTCCGGCATCGCCCGACAGCCCCGCAAGCACCGTCCGAGCAGTTGAGAGGTCAGCCGCGGGCTCAGAAACCAGCGATTCAGCGCATCGCCACCACTGAAGCCTAACCGCTTGATAAAACGTAAATTTATCGATGATCTGGGGTTGACAGCGGTAGGCGAGACGCGGACAATGCGCGCCGTTGGCTACATAGCTCAGTTGGTTAGAGCGCAGCATTCATAATGCTGATGTCCCAGGTTCAAGTCCCGGTGTAGCCACCATAAATTTCAAGGGGTTAGCGCAAGCTAGCCCCTTTTTATTTTGGGGTGGTGACTACGAAGTGACTACGGCGTGTCTACCTCGACACCCTTCCCCTTGAGCTCATGGCGCAACGCCAGTAGCTGGAGCCTGGAAAGCTCTAGCTGATTTTGAGCCATCTGATCAGCGACTTTCTGTTGCTTGCGTATCCAGAACGCGAAACCAATGTAGACACCTAAAGTGCCGATCATTGCCAGAAAGACGGCAAGGTTAACGAACGTTTTGCGGTCTTCTACAGCGACTTCAATTCTCTTTTCCAGCAATTGCTTCCTTGCCGCTTGCTCGGTATTTGGTTCTTTTAAGCTTTCAAGCGAGGCAAGCTCACTCCAGTTGTCGTAAATCACTGCATTTGAGCTATCGCTTGCATAGAAGGTTAGATAGAACGCTCCAATGACAAGGCTCATAGAGAAAAGCGCGACAAACTTGTAAAGGCTATCCGTAGGGAGTGGGATTCTGTTTTCCATGCAAAACCTCGAACGTTTTAGGTTCGCGGAGTATGCCCGGATTCGATCAAAAATTCGGCTAAGCATGGTCTGACAGGTATCCGCACTGGGTGAGAGGGGAGAGCCTAAGCGCCGACTCCAGATGATCAGGCGACAGGTGTGCATAGCGCATGGTCATCGTGATGGTGGAGTGTCCGAGGATGCGTTGCAGACCCAGGATGTCACCACCGCCCATCATGTAATGGCTGGCGAAGGTGTGCCGGAGGATGTGGGTCATCTGGCCGGGAGTGTGGAAGCCGCAACGCTGGTAAGCAGATCGAAACGCAGATCGGCAAGGCATGAACAACCGACCATTCCCAGGCATCCCCACCTTTAAGGCAATCGCTTCGACCTCTTTCGGGATCGGCACCGACCGGGACTGGCGGTTTTTGGTCCGGTGAAAGTGGGCCTTGCCGCCGAACAGCGCACCCCGTGGCAGAGATTCTGCTTCATCCCATCGAGCACCTGTGGCCAAGCAGATCAGAGCAACCGGATAGGTATGGTTGTTGGTCGAGCGCTTGCACTCTTCCAGCAGTTGTTCGACCTGTTGCAGGGTCAGAAACGTCAGCTCGGTCTGGTCGGTCTTGATCTGGCGAACCTTGGCCAACGGATTGTTGCCGACCCAGGCACCCAGGCGGATCAGTTCGGAGAAGACCGCCGACAGGTAGCGCTGTTCATGGTTGACGGTGTGCGGGCTGACGTCCTTGAGGCGTGTCTGGCGATAGCGTGCCCAGGCAAGGGCATCGAAGTTGGAGGCCATCGGATTGCCGAGGCGTTCGACCGTGGCGAGGGTTCGTGCAAGACGATGCTTGGCATCCTTGAGCGAGCAGCCGTGCAGGTCATGCCAGAGCGTCACCAGATCCGACAGGCGATCATCGAGCGGCCGGCCGGTAGTGTTGAGGCTGGCGAAGAACTCCGATTCATAGCGCTGGGCTGCAGCTTTGGTCTTGAAACCCTTTTTGCGGATGCGGCGACCCGAGCGGCCGTTTTCGTAGAAGTCAGCGGTCCAGGTGTTGCCGTCTTTCCTGGCCGTCATACAGCACGCCCCCAACGAACATGGCGTTCTTCAAGGATGCCTTTGATGTGCTTATACAGCCCGTCTTCATCCATGCCTTTGGCGGCATAGTGGTCGCGGATCACCGGCCAGCACTCCCAATCCTTGAGCCGATAGAAAGCCTTTCTAGCGCCCACTCGCTCCCGTGCCAGCAGGCTGACGAAGTTTCCCAGGAATAGCTCGACGTTCTTGCCGGAGAAGCCCCGCGAGGTCTTGTATTGACGCTTGTACTCGGTTTCGTCCACCAGGGAATCGACAGGCAGATCGACGCGCACGTCATCACGGATCAGCGTCCAGATGGGCTCGAAGTAGCCAGGGCGAGCCAGTAACTTGAACTGGCGCAGGCCATAGCGCCAAAGGCCGTCAAGGTGCGGAGCAAAGGCGGCGTAGCTGTTGGTCTCGATGGTCTCGCCGCTGTGCAGATCGAACGAGCCGGAGGCGAATTGCTGGATAACCGAGTGGTGGTAACGCAGCTCGACACGCCAGACGTCTTGCTCGGGGTTGTAGTTATCGGGGTCGGTTTCATCGAAGCTATCGCGGCGTCTCCAGACACCTTCGCAATAGTCGAGCTTGTCGATGGCTCGGGCTTGCTCGGTTTTGTTGTAGATCGCCAATTGGACGCCACCGGCAGAGCCAAACATGTAGGTTTCGCCACGTCCGTAGACGCTGCTTTTGGTGTCCCAGGTAATTTCCTTGATGCCGGAGATATCACGAGCGGACCGAGCGCGGCAGTGCATACGGGCGACCAGATCAGCAGGGGGCGTCCAACCTTGCAGGTCTAGCGCGAGGTGAACCGCGCACTGGCTGCGTTCGACGTTGGTCAGGACGTGGCCGGCGTAGTAGTCCAGGCGTTCTTGCAGGCGCTCGGGGCAGAACTGGTCGATGGCATGCGGTGACACCTCGATTTTCAGGTGGGGGCCGATGTTCTCGATTTTGGCGTTGAAGTTTTTGATCAGGAGGACGAACCCGAGGTCGGCATTCTGCAACTTGTACTGATAGCCAGAATCCTTGCTGACGCGACCAGAGTGCCAACGCTGGCCAGCAAAATCGACGATGGTGCCGGGCTTCTCGAACAGGCACATGATTTCCGGACGGATCAGGCCGCGATAGAGCTGGCGGACGGTATCGACGCTACAGGCTAAGATTCGAACGCCGGACAGATCCACGAAACCACCAGCCCGAGGATCACAGAACAAACGACTTTTCGGGTTCTCTTTCCCCGTTTCGATATCAATGCGGTAGTAGTCCTTTGGTGCACTCATTCTCTGTATCTCTCTGGTGTAACGTGGTTACTAAAATCGGTTTATCTGACGTGTTACAGGGACGTCAGCGCGCAGGCTTTGCGCCGCGCTCGCCGGCTCCCGCTGGCGCAAAAGCCAGGGCGCGCTGACGCTTGATCACCACAGGAAGCGGCCTTTTTCGTAGCTGACGACGTTGATAGGAGGTGTCGCCTGGGAGTCGGCCTGGGGCTGCATATGAGGCTGTGAATAGCCCGGTATGGATTGCGGCTGCTGGAGCTGGCCGAACCCTTGCTGTGAGCGATCCGGCCGTGTGGGATCGAAGTAACCGACTTCGACCACTCGCATGCAGAAGCTGAAATCAGTTTCTACGCGGGTTCCCTGCTGGGTGTAGCACTGGCAAACGGTCTGCTTTCCGTTGACGGTGGCACTGCCCATGCGGGTGAAATTGCGGGCGTAGGTGTTGGGGTCAGTGCTGGACATGCAATAAAGCCGCGGGAACGACTGCGGCTTGGTTAGATCATCGTAAAGCGGGGCAGATGACGGGACGTTTTCGACTCGTGGAACGCGTTCAGCGAGGTACTGGCCACGAGACATAGGCGCGGAGGTTTCTTTCGCGATGCCAGGTATCAGCGACTTGGCCAAGTCGGTGGCGAGGTTGCCGCTTTCGGCCTTGGGCGCGCTTTGAGTGGGCGCCGCATCGGTGACGGGTGTTTCAGTTTCCTTGGCGCCGTAGATGAAGCTGTAGCCACGTAACGAGGCATAGATGCATATGCCTAGACCAAGGGTGGCGAGCACGAATTTACGCGACGGCTTGAAGCTGAAATGGTGCTCAGCCTTGGCGCTGGTGTAGACACCGAAGTAGCGCTTATCCAGGCTGATGATGGTGCGGCTGGCATCTTTGCAGGTGTTGACCTTCTCGACGTCGTTGTAAACGCGCTCCATCTCATAGCGTGAGACTTTGCTGCTGCCGAAGATCCGCCAGTAGTGAATATGTTTGTTGCAGAGACGGCGGGCATGCACGTCGATGAATCGGGGGTCCTGGGTGATCAAGTGCACCTCATGGCCCTGCTTGCGCATGATTTCGAAGCGCGAGATATGTTCTGGCACTTCCTTGCGAGGATCGCGCACGCCAAACCAGCCTTGCGCTTCATCCACCACAATCAAGGCGTTGTCGGGTAGCTCATACCACTTGAGCGGATCATCGAAGGGAAACCACTCAGCCTGAAGCTTGCTTGCATCAAGGTCGGTGACGTTGTGGTAATAGACGACCCGGCCATGCTTCTTGGCAGCCTGATCGACCTCTTTGATGGTGTTCAGCGTCTTGCCATGGCCCATCAGGCCGGTTCGGATATAGAGCATGATCAGGCCGTAAAGGTGGTGTTGGTGGAGAGCTTCGTACGGCGGTCAGCCATGCGATCAATACCCACCAGAACAAGGCGCGTGGTGATCGCTGCGAAGTAGATATTTACCGCCACATCGAACTTGGCCAGGCCCAGGATCATCTGCAGGGACTGACTAAGGTTGCCCAGGTTGGCCATGGCGTAGTCCTTGGCTTCGTTGATGACCAAGTTGATGCCGACGTAGGCGACTACCCCGATACCAATGGCCCGCAGCACTTGCTTGACGATGGGCAGGACGATGATCAGGAACAGGTGAGCCAGATAGAAAAAGTGCATGTTTATTCACCTCCAAAGGCCCGGCCGACATAGGCCGCCGCCCAAATGCTGGCCACGGCAACGATGATCCAGGACAGATCAACGGCCAGGGTGCAGAGGGGCTGATAGTTGAACGAAAGGGAACCGCCAGAGAGCTGGGCACGCTCAGGCGTTGGGCAACCAGCTGGTAGAAAGCGCGTAGCACCACCGATGATGCTAGGAGCAGATATTTCGGCTTCAGGGAGTGTGAAGTTCTCGCCTTGGAATAGGCCTTCGATATCGGATTTCTTACCGTCGAAGTCGCCCATCTCTTCTGCGTAGCACTGCTGTTCTTTCTGCTGTTTCAGGATGGCGCAGTCGATAGGGTCGCCGGTGCAGGAGAATGCGCCGTCACAGCTGCCAACCGTGGCGGTGCGCTCTTCGCCTTGTTCGCCTTCTTCATCGCCCATGCCGTCGCCATCGGGCTTGCTGGGATTGCAGTCGTCACCAACGCAATCACCTTTTTTGGTGGTGTTGCCGTCGGCGTCAGTCTTTTCAGAGTCAGTCTCAGACTTGCTGGTGGAGTTGCAGGGATTCATGCCCTTGCAGTTCGTCTTGGTGGTGTCGGTCTTAGTGGTGGTTTCGCTAGAGCCGTCCGCGTTCTCTTTCTTAGTTGTCTCCTGTTCGACCTTGGTCTCCGACTTCTGAGGCGGCTTGGTCTTTGATGGTGTGCAGTTGGTTTTGAACTGGTGAATAGAGCCTTCTTTACACTCGACTTCGCCCTTGTCTTCAAACTTGTTGGTGGCCGTGCAGTTGCGCTTAAGACTGCCGTCAGGCTGAGTTTCCCAGCCCGAGCATTCGTTATTGGTGTCGTACTTAGGTGCCTCAGTTACTGGATCTTTCGCCGGGGGCTGATCGAATACGGATGGGTTGTTGGCAGACGGAGTGCAGCTGATGCCATTGCCCTTGTACTCAAAGGAGCCGACGAGCTGGTCAGGCGGGCCAAAGTCGCGCTTGGAGGAAAAGCCGCCGAAGGTGTGGGAATACTGGCAGCCGCTTTTGCAGACGGTTACGGGCGGGTCAACAGAGGGATTGCCATCGTCACCGAGGGTGGCAAAACGAAACTCATGATAAACAACGTCGCCAATGGTCGATTCACATTGGTCAGGCTCAGGACCCTCGCACCCCCCAGTTTGAGGATTAAAAACCGCGGGAGCGGTGCACCCATCGCCATATCGAGTGACTGAATGAATAAACCCCGCATCGACCCCATTAGAGCGCCTACCACCACAGACAGCCTCACGGGGTCTATTGGGGTTGATGTAGATGTAGGAGTAAGTAACCCCAGGATAATGCTGAGCGCGTAACTCAAAGACGGCTTTGCAGGCATCAACAGCAGAGGGGAAGTCCTGAGAACTGTAATTGTGACGCCAGATATAATCCTGAGCGTTAACACCCAGAGAGCAGAAGGTAGAAAGTAGAAAAACTGCCGCAGCAACCCAAGCGTGATAACGCATCTCACACCCGCCCAAACAGCAGCGCCGCGAAGGCAAGGGTCATAACCACCAAGTAGTAAGTGTTCGGATCAATCGCCATAAGCAGAAACCCCGCCGAAGCGGGGTTGACCTCTGGTTGGTGGGTTAAACGGCGCGGCGCATGTACTTGAACAGCGCAGCAGCGACGAGCAGGCCGAGGCCGGCGTAGCCGATGATGTTGATGTCACCTTCACCACCTTCCATCTTGGCGGCCGCGTCTGCGGCAGTGGCGTAGGCCTGGCCGATGCCAAAGGCGCTGATGACAGCAACGGCGCCGACTTGGCGGCCGTAGTGACGCAGGGTATTGCGGAGTTTCATAGGACTTACCTCACTAGCTTCTTGAGAACGAGGAAGATGAACACCGTGGCGAATACGCCTACGGCGGCATCCAGCATGGTGATCGCCTCCTCATCGGTTAATCCGGGAGAGAGTTCCGCCCGGATTTCAGCGCCAGTGATGGAAACCAGCTGGCCAGTGCACCGAGGCTCCCCAGTAGCTCCAGCCGACCATTCCCCATCACAGGCAATGAACTTCATTTGCCTTGGTTACTCAGCCAGACTGGGGTCACGAATGACCTCAGCCATGGCGATGCAGTCGGGGCAGATCACGAGGTCGGGCGCCGTGTTCAGATCGGGCAGCAGGTCGGGCTGGGGGGGCGGACTGGTTGTAGAGCTGGCCCATGGGCTGCCCGCAGCAGTCACACAGCACGCGATCAACGATCAGCACGGCGGCGCCCTCCTGTTAGGCCTTGGCCGCGTCCGGCTGGGTGCCGGTCGGCTTGGCTTGTTGTTGGGCGGCGAGCTTGCGGGCTTCGGTGGCAGTGTCAGCAGCGCCAGTGCCACGGGCAGCCTTGGCCGACTCGACGTGCAGGACGATGAACTTGCCAGCGTTCTTGGAGCCGCGATCAATCTCTACGGTGACGCGGACGGTCTCCAGCACATCGAGGCCTTTGCAGGCGGCCCACACTTCGTCCAGGGAGCCTTCTGCTACCTGCATCGAGAGCAGTGAGACGCCCAGGTCCTTTTCGCCGTCCGGTTCGTCGCCCAGGTACAGCTTGACCAGATCCACGTTGTCGAACTTCACGCGCTCAGCGCTGATGAATGCCAGTTCCATAGTGGTGCGTGCCATGTTGTGTTTCCTCGCTTGGTTGCGCGGTATTGCGCGGGTTTGCCTTTTAGCAGGCCGAGCGGGTCCACACGGGCAGATATCGCGGTTTCTGCCCGAGTGGTTTTCTCGACTTGCCGAGGTTTTCAGTTAGCGCCGCTGGTGCAGCGGGTTGTGTTCACACCAAGGGCTTTGCCCTTGTCATCCCACTCTTGCCGCCGAGGGCTCGGGAGCGCGGGGCGGTGGAGCTGCCCCACACTCACGAGCGGAGGCTATTCAGGGTGGTGGGCGTTCAAGGGTTCGCTCTGCCCGTGCCTCCGTTTGACCGAACGGTGAAGCGTGTTCGGACAAGCCGGGGGCGCGGCCCTTGACCTGTTCAGGATCGGCGGCGTTGGCTGGATCGCTGGGGGCGCACTGGTGCACGACCTTGGCCATTGCCTGATAGAAGTAGTCGTCTACCGATTCCATCACCTTGACGACTTGCAGCGTCGAGAAGATCGAACCGACAGCAAACCCGATGAACAGATAGGGGAATGCGTGCCAGAGCAGGGCGACCAGATAGCGGCCAACACGGAAAGAGACGGTCATGCGCTCACCCCACCAGTTCGAACGGTTCGCGCAGGGGCACGAAGGGGGTTGGTTTGCCGGTGTCGCTCACAACGTGCCAGTACCGCGGCGGACGGGGCGACGGCTTGTGTTTCTCGCAGTACGAGGCAGCTGTCACACAGTTCCGCCCATCGACCATGCGCCATTGAGCGGGGCGGCAGTCGGTGCATTGTGTGGACGGGGAGGCGGCGGGCTTCGGCGGTTGCCAGTTTCGGTTTAACCAGCAGACAGAGCAGTCGCAGCTCTCGGCGTGCGGGTGACGGCGAAAGGCGAACGTCTTGCCCTGCGGATTGCGAGCAAAGCAGCTCTGGCAGCCGCAATCCTTGTGGTGCGATAGCAGGTATAGGGAGGGATTCATGGGCGGGCACCTGATTAGTCATCGCTGTAATCCCCCGCGCAGAAGATGGTTTTGCCTCGGTCGAGGTCGCGGCGGATGCGGTGCAGGTTGATGACGCGGTGACGGCCGATTTTCACGGTGGGCAGGGCGTGGCTTTCGATCCAGCCGCGCACCACGTCTTCGGTGATTTGCTCCATGCCCAGGAGCTGAGCCAGCACGTATTTCGTGCAGAACGGTGCGTCGCGGAGATCCGTTACGCGTTGGGCGTCTCCCGAAATCGAAAGCCCCACTACACCAGACTGTTCCATAGCTTTTGCCCTATACTCGACGGGTGAAATCGTTTGGCGTCGGCATTATTTGCCAGTTATCTGATGCCAATTATAGGGGTTAGGCTCATATTGACTAGCAATATATGCCAATTACTTAGATGAATTTAGAATGATCAGAGAGCGAATTGTCGCTATTTGGGAATATAAGAGGCTCACAGCGAAGAAGCTGGAAGAGCTCAGTGGTATAGATCGAGAGAAGTGGTATGCGCTGAGAAAGGGTGGAAGACGGGCCAATGAGGACGACATTAGCTCGATTGTGAAGATCCACCCCGAGTACGCCTTGTGGCTGGCTAGCGGCCAGATTGCGCCAGAATGCGGCCAAACCAGCCCCGACTATGACGAGGCAAATCGAAACTTGGCCAGTCCAAACGCGGGATAGCGATCACACAGGAAGTAGCTAGGCGCTGGTTTGCCCGATATAGGCTTGGCAAAGGCAATTAACATCGAAACGAATGGCGTGTGCGCTAAGAATGCAGGAACATAAATTAAATAGCGGTGAGCAGCGCATAGACGCTTCTTTTAAGAGCTTTGTCTGTAAAGTTGAGGGCATCGCAAAAGAAGCTTTAGCTGGTGGCGAAATACATAAAGTTGAAGACGTAGAGAAGATATTAAAAAATGCAGTAAATGAGGAGCTTAGAAGAAAGGTTCCGCTTGCTGAAAGGCAGGAAATGGGAGCTTTTTTTACTGGAAAAACTCTTCGAAAAAATGCTTTTCATTATCTGAATGAAAAGAATACTGCGACGACGGTGCTAGATCCTGCCTGTGGAGCGGGGGATCTACTCATAAGTTATGCTGAAAAGCTGACAGTCAAAAAAGAGCTTGCTGAGACCATCGAGTCTTGGGGGGACGTTCTCTTTGCAATTGAGCTACAAGAGGACTTTCTGCGTCTCGCTAAGGCTCGGTTAGTCCTGCTTGCCTATCTTCGGGGTGCAAGAGCAGTTGAAAATAAAAATATCAAAATTGAAGAAGTGTTTAAGAATTTCAAAAACGCCAATTCTTTAGATTTGGTCGATTGGCCGAAAACTGATCATGTAGTATTGAATCCGCCTTACATCTACATGAAGTCAGAAATTGATTGTGATTGGACGACTGGTAGCGTATCGGCAGCTGCAGTATTCGTTGAGCACTGCATAAAGAAGTGCAAAGATGCGTCTCTCATAGTCGGAATACTGCCAGATGTTTTACGTACAGGAACAAGATATAAGCGTTGGCGTGACTTGGTAGAGAGAAAACGCAAGGTTAATAGAGCGGACATATATGGCGCATTCGACCCTCAGGCTGATGTTGATGTTTTTATCCTAGAGTTGGGGACGCAAGAACCAGATGAAACCCAGGGTGGAAATAATGACGCTAGCTATTGGTCAAAAGGAGTCGAGCAAAGTAGTTTGAAAGTGTCTGATCTTTTTTCTGTGTGCGTCGGTAGCGTAGTGCCACATCGAGATGAAGAGCAAGGGCCGAGATGCGTATATATACATACTCGTGACGCTCCGCCGTGGGGGGAAATATCAAGTGCCCCTGGTTACAGGAATTTTGATGGGACAACTCATAATGCTCCTTTTGTGATAGTCAGAAGAACATCAAGTCCAAGCGATAAAAATAGGGCAATAGCTACACTAGTTACATGTGGTGGCGCTGTGGCTGTAGAAAACCACCTGATAGTTTTGAAGCCTGTGAATAGAACGCTTGAAGAGTGCGTGCGTTTGATAGAGTTTCTGAAACGTGAAGAAGTGGATGATTGGCTAAACGAGCGAATTAGGTGTAGGCATCTTACTGTTACTGCTGTAAAAGAAATCCCTTGGCGATCCAATTAA